AGTAAAGCTCAATGCAAATTTCTCATCACCTATACTGTTAATTTTTCCATCATGGATATTAATTAGTTTCTTTAATTCTTTTACCCTAGTGATAGCAAGTTCTTTTGAATATGGAAATAGTTTAAAGTCTTTGATTTGATAGTACGAATAATCAACTTCATGTAAATCATAATAGTATTTTTGTATTTGACCATTAAATAAATAAGTTAAGATATAGACTTCATCAAAGTATTCAAATATATCTACTGGAAAATTCCAATAAACAAGCTTGTCATTTACTATTAGTAGATTGTTATTCATGCACATGTTTTTGATGTCGGAATATCTAAAAGATACATCTTCATCGTTTTCGTTGTCTTCATCCCATATAAGCAAATCTCCTTCTACTCTAATTAATCCTAGCTTAAATAATAAATGAAGGTCTTTAATGGTAAAGTCATCAACTTCTTCTACTACGTTCATAACTTCATCTAGTATTAGTGTGTAGCCATTGGCTTTTAATGCTTGTCTTGTAGTGTGGTCTGCCTTTGTAAATAGGGAATGCGTAGAGCATACATTTTTACCTTCAGATAATAACTTATGGAAATTATCCTTCTTACTTGTTTTGCTGTAGACATTTGGTTCAACCATTCTGTTCTTGTCCTTAGTTGCATGTTTCATTCTTGTGATTTCGTCCAAGTATGGTGTGATGTAAATATACTTCTTATCTGGGTTATTGCAAATCTCATTAATAGCCCATGTAGTCTTTCCACTTCCCATAATTGAATCAATTACGTTTACTTTCGCCATAGTTTCGTCCTTTCTAATTTAAATTAATATACAAACCTATTATACTACGATTTTATATAGAAGTCAAGAAATATTTTACCTTTATTCTGAGGGCTTTAAAACGGTATAAAAATCCTTTCTATATATAGAGTGGCATGAATACACCTAAACGCCATAAAAGTTGCTAATTTAAAATTTACAGCCACCACAGAGCCTATAACGCATACTTTTTTGAATCATGGGGCTACCACGTCTGTTTCGTAAATCTAAAATAACTGTTGACTTTTGCTTTTTGAAGTAGTATAATAGACCTATACCAAAAATTAGTAAAATAATTAACAAAAAACACTTGACATTTGTATGATTTATGGTATAATAGACTTATGAAACCAATTAGAAAGGGGAAAGAAAATGGCAGTAAATCCAGTAGAAAAGTATAAGGGAGTGTATCGTATTCGGTGTGAAATTGACCAAAATACGAATGATTACCCTAGGGAACTAAAATTAGACAAGAAATCGGGGGAATTAAGACCCACGGGAGAGTATATTCACGAAGATGTCTATATTGAAACTAAATACGGCAAGGTGTATTGGGTAGACAGACAAACTTATGAAGCGTGGATTAATAGTGGCAAGAAATTTGGAAACATGTGCAGGAAGTTTAAAAAGATTATCGTTTCTAAAATGGAAGGCGAAGGAGAGGGAACTATTAGGTTTAAAGAATCAGACCTTGACGCAGTCGTTCAAGAAATGGGAGGGGGTTATATTACAAAAGTCAAAGATTCACCTTTTAGTGATAAGAACCTTGAATATGATGATTATGAAATTCCTAAAAAAGATAAAAAACTACTTTCCGACGTCGCAGAAAAGAATTCTTGGAATATGCATACGTATACAAAAGTTTATGACGCATTCGCACAAAGTATACTGTATCCAAAAAAAGAAGATTATAAGTATTTACTACATCGTGACTGCAGAAAAGAAAAATTAAAAGTCAAAGAATATCTGCATAAAAATGGATATTGGGAAGAGTTCATAAAGTTTGCAGAAAGTTTCACAGTGTAGCTTAGATTTTTAGATTGAGTTTTAAGGAGCTGGAAGAATCACAGAAGAAAATTAGACACTTAAACCCACTTTAGGTATATTCGGTCTAGTTGAATATTAAAATTGATTTAAAGACGTTTTACGCACTTATATTAGAAAGACAAAATTTACCCCGTTAATTTAGAAAAGGTGGTGAATTAATGAAATTTATTAGAAGACGATATTATATAAAGGAGAAAGATGATGATGACTAGATTTGAGGAACTAAAACTAAAAGCACATAAAGTTTTATGCGAGGATAGGTTTTTAGAATTAAGCACAGTCAGAAATAACAACATTGACCATTCACATGTGGATAGTATGTATTGTATAGATTGGTATGACCAACATAAAGAACTGGATGAATTCAGAATATTTGTAACTAGAGTTTAAAGGAGAGTGACAAATGAGACTAAAAGATTCGCAGATTTTAATACTTAAAATAAACACCAAACACATAAAGAAAAAAAGCAAAAAATTATCTTTAAAATTTAATGAAGCCATGGACAACAATGAGATTATATCTATGGGCTCAAGTCAATTCATAAGAGCATTGGAACGATATTGCAAAAAAGAAAATATGTATGAAGAAGTATTTAATATAGGTGGGGACACAAATAAAACAGCTTTCTCTTATCGTGATTCTAAAAAATATAAGCTTACAAACGCAATTATATCAGTTGAAATATCTTCTCATAAATTTTATGATTCGTTATTGGAGCATCCATTTTATGTTAATGGTATAGAATATGTTGAGTTTATAGGAACTACTGGTGGGGTTAAAAATTCAACTGTATTTTATATAAGAAAAGACCTGTTTAACTGGGCTATCGAGAGAAGTGATAATGGTAGAAATTTAGGAAAACAATTCATACCTAGTAAGTTACAAGCATACAAAGCTTTGGATTTAAGCGTAAGCAACCCAGTTTCTCAACCGAAAAAATACGCAGTCGTGAAAGATTGTATTGTAAATTTCAAAGATAGTGTAATTGAGCTGGATATAGATAAGGATGGATTGCCAACAGAAAGAATTATAGAAGATTATGATATAGAATTAAATACCAACGATGGTTTTGGGTTGATTAGTCCAAGATTTGCAAAACAATGGGCTGAAGATTTAGGATTAGATTATACACCATCATCATTTATAATTAGAAATGCCTACTGCAAAGGGGCTTTAATGGTATTTGATTTTGTAGATTTCGCTTCCAAAAAAAATGACCATGACTATAATATTATTGATGTATGGGGTAATAAGTCCAATGTTTATGATTTAGATTTTATACTGACTGAGAGTATGTTAAAACTTTGGGATTCATATGATGGACTAAGTGATTATATTTACAATTGCGAGAAGTACGATTATCAGTTCTCGATAACAAAAGTCCAAAAAAATGAGGTTGATGAAGTTAGAACGCTTAATTATCAATTTATACAACCACTAAACTTATCAGATTCCGATATTGAAGAACTTTGTAAGCCTACGGTAGAAGTAATTAATAAAATAGTTAATGATGGATGGATTGAAAAGGTTTTATTTTTACGTGGAATGTATATGAGTTCCGACAATGTGGGTTCTTACGAAGATGATTTTATAAAAGCAGTTATGATTGATGAACATATGATTTACGACCCGTTTGTAAAGAGTAGAATAAATCACATGATAGAAAAAACGATGACGGAATCAAAGTTTGGTAAATTATTTGTAGATGGAAACTTTACAATCCTTTCAGGAGACCCATACGCATTATGTCAAAGTATATTCGGACAAGAAGTTACTGGTCTATTATCAAAAGGCGAGATATATTCAAAACATTGGATTGATAAAAACGAAGGTGAAATTTGTGTGTTAAGAGCGCCAATGACATCAGAAAACAATATCGTAAAAATGAGGCTTAACTATAACGACGAGTGCGAATATTGGTATAAATATATGGAAGGATGTAGTATAATAAACACGTGGGATACTACAACTCATACAATAAATGGTGCTGATTTGATGGCAGAATTGGGGTCAGCACTTTAATCAAAACTCGGTTAATTCAGTGAACGCTAAGTGCGAAGCATAAGCCAATACTGAGCTAGGTCTTGATAATTCAAGGGCAGTGCAGAGACTACCGAAAGGATAGCAGATGTTAAAGAAAATCTGTGAATAACCAAGTAGGGTAGGGGTGACATCCCGAAACGCCGAGGGCTAATAAACATCGGAACATTAGCTAAGATATAGTGCATACCATTGGAAACAATGGATTCAATGTCGACGGAGATTTGCTATTCACAACAAATAATGAAATATTCCTTAAAAATATAAAAGATACTAAATCTGTAGTTTGTGTTCAAAACAGTGGACAGAAAAAGATTCCATCTATTTATGATTTTCACGAATCAAACAAAAGTGGATTTTCAAACAAGATTGGTAGCATAACAAATAAAGGTGCTACAATGGCAGATATCAAATCTATATACGATGAACACTCGGAAGAATATAGAATATTAGATAGACGCATTAGACACATTCAATTATATCAACAAATGGAAATTGATTCATTAAAGGGAATAGAAGTTAGTCAAATGCCTAAAAGATGGTATGATAAGTATGTTTTTGACTATAACAAAGAAACTGGAAATTATGAAAAACATGATTTATTTGATATGTCTATTTTAGCAGATAAAAAGCCTTATTTTATGATTTATATTTATGATGATTTGATGAAGAAGTATAAGAAATATATAACCAAACAAGAATCTTCGTGTGCGAATCAATTCTTAAAGAGTTTAGAAGAACTAATTGACTCTCCGACTAGGACAAAGAAGGAGCACGAATTCTTATCTAATTATTATAGACACTTTCCAGTATCAAATCACGAAGGCACAATGAACCGTATTTGTAGATATATGGAAGTTCAATTAGAAAATATTAAATTGGACAATGAAACTTTTGGCGTATTCAATGCTAGTCATTTAAAGTCAGATTTAGAATATGAGCCAGACTTATTTGTAAAAATGAAAAAGAAGTATTCTGAATATAACGAAAGTATAACAAAAAAAGTTAGAGAGCTAAAAATGAATATATCTTTAAGTTATAAGGATAGAAAGAGAGAAAAGTCCAATTATATTAAATTACAGAACGATAAATTTAGGAAAGATTGTTTAGATATTTGCGGAGATATGGAAACTTTGTCAAATGTATTGATTGATGTATGCTATACTTCAAACAAGAGCAAACAATTTGCGTGGGATATCTGTGGTGAGCAAATAATTGAAAATTTATTAAATAATAATGACAGAGTAATTAAATATATCGAAAGAGATAAAAATGGGGCACATGAATATCTAGGACAAAGGTTTTCTATATGCGAAATGGAGGTTTAATATGATTATAGATGAACAAAAGGAAGTTGAATTGTTAAAAGAAAAGAAAAACAAAAAATGCACACCAATTAAAGCTATTTGGTTATTAGCAAAAGAGCAGGTGACTATAGGAGATAAAAATAAAGCAGACACAATAACCCACATAGAAAACTTATTAAAGTCTGGAGTGGTAAAGGATTATAATGAGGTAAAATATATAGATACAATTCCAAACATAGTGAATAAATGTATGAAAAACAACTATAAATTAAAGGTTGTTGAGTGTGTATATATTAGCCAAAAGGAACTAGATGTGATATCTAAAATAGAAACAAAAACAATGCAAAGATTGGCATTCGGATTTCTATTTAATGCAAAAGTTGAAAACGCAAAGCGTGGAGAAAAGCTTGACGATAATGGCAATTTTATTAAATATAGCAACAATGTTTATTCTAAAACTGGAACGATATTTAGAGAGTGTGTAAATACTAAAGGATATTCAAAACTTGACCAAGAGATAATGGTTGGGAAATTAATGCAGATGGGATTATTGGAATTAAAAAACGCCAACTATCATGGAGATTTGTATAGAAGGGTTTTATGCATTGATGATGCGGCTAGTGAAAATAACCATGTTTTTAAAATATGTCATTTTGATAACTATATACATCATTACAATAATTATATAGGAGAAGGTAATTATACTGAATGCGAAATCTGCGGTAAAATTGTGAAGAAGAAAAACAATAGGGTTAAATATTGTGATGAATGTTATTCAGAAGAAAAAAAAGAATTAGATAGAATAAGAATGTCTGAAAATAGAAAGAATAGTCGATTTTAGAAACACCCCTCAACCCTACGCCACGACTGCGCTTGAGACACCCATAGGGAATTCGCTAATAGGACAGTAAAGTAGCACATAAGCATCTGATTATTATATATGACTTAGCAAAGGATGCCAATGTGTGCTACTGTATTAAAGACCGATAAAATATAGCTTTTAACGAAATATAATGAGTGGGGAAGACTTCGCAAACTTGTAATAAGTGTTATCGCCCACCATATCAAATATTTGTCGTCAGCATCTACGACTCATAAACTGATGTAAAGTGATTCCTACTTAGTGGAAAATGAACCTTACAACTGAATATAGAATATTGCGCCCCGTCTTGGCGTGTCTAAATAAAGGCTCTGACGCGGTGTGGACAAGTGGTTAAGTCACTAGGCTCATAACCTAGTTATTTCGTGTGGTTCAAATCCCACCACCGCAATTATGGAAACCCCTTGCCTTAGTAGGGAGCTGAGAAATAGCGGGTCTTACGCTTAGAATATAAGACACTTTTATTAAAGCTTGCCCAAGCTACTAAATGGGAGAGGATTTGGCTAACGTCCTTGAATAGCATTTGCTGTTAGCCTCTATGTACGCCAATGTCCCAAGGCAGGCGAGTTTGTCTCCAAAACAAACTGGCTAGGTTCGATTCCTAGGGTGTATGCTTGTAACACTCTCCTTTCTTAACCCATGGGGTAGAATGAAAACTATAACTACCCTGTGGGTATATAAATGTAAAGGACTGATTTGATGGAACACATTACTATTGTGATAGATAGAAGCATAGTCGCTAAGTATAATAAATACTATTTCAAAAAATATACTAGCAGAAGAAAGTCTTATTTTATGAGTAATTGGAAATCTAAGAGAAAGAATCCAAAAGAATTATATGGAGTTCTTAGTCTTAATGATTTATTGCCGATAGCGCCGAGAACTTACAACAGCTTAAAAAAGCAATGGAAAGATTTTGGAATATGGCTGGCAAAAGAATATAAGCTAACTAATAAAAAGTATAAAAATGCAATAATTGAATATAGAACATTTGCAGAAACTAAGGCTCACAAGGATAACGACAACGTAATCGGTGGGTCTAAATTGCTATCCGATGGTTTGTATGTCGAAAGTGGAATGTTTCAAGATGATTCATACTACTATATAAATCCAATAATAGGTTCAATAGAATATGACAAAGAGAATCCTAGATTAGAAATAAGAATCACAATATGTGATGAAAAAGTAAAAGATGTTTATGAAAAGATGCAGAAACACATAAAGCATTTTTCCAAATAAATTATGAAAAGGAGAGTTACTATGAATGAACTCTATGAAGAACACACGATTGCGATGTGTAAAGAAGATATGGATAAGTCTGTGCAGTTGGAAAACTACACAAATCGGGTTATCACGATTAACAAGGATATCACAGAGGATATTTTAGAAACCGTAACTGAGCATATCATCAAGTGGAATAAGGAAGATGCAGAAGTTTTTGAATCTATGGCAAAAGAGATAATGAAGTATTGTGACGAGGATAAAATTGATTATTCGGCAATCGCACAAGAAGCCTATAAACCAATAGTGCTAAAGATTTCTACCGACGGTGGGCTTTTAATCGACGGTTTAGGATTAGTTGATGTAATATTAGCATCTACAACTCCAATTATAGGGGTAAATATGGCTAAATGTTTTAGTATGGGTTCTTTAATATTAACAGCCTGTCATTATCGCTATTCATTACCAAACTCAAGTATTTTATACCATGATGGCAGTTTCGGAATGGTTGATTCTACAAAAAAGATGATTGATTACGCTAGATATATTGAAAGATTAGATAATAGAGTAAAACAGATTATATTAGAAAATACTGATATTGATGAAGAGACTTATGACAAAAACGCAAGAGAAGAATGGTATATATTCCCAGAAGAAGCAGTTGAATTAGGGATTATAGATGGAATTATAGGCAAAGATGTAGATTTTTGCGATATATTATAAATTTGAAGGGACGAATGAATTTTGAAAATAGTTAAAAGTGAAGATATGAAAAGAATTGCAGAGGGAGCTTATCCTAAATTAAAGTTTGATGAAGCTATGGCAAAGTTAAAAGCAGACAACATGATTGTTCCACTTAGAATTGGTCATGGTAAAAAGCATTATAACGTGATGGATAAACTACTAACTTATTTGGCATAAAATAACTTTGAAAGAAGGAAGAAATTTGAATAAACAAAATCTAACATTAGATACATCGGTTCTTATACAAAATGGTGATTGGTTAGAAAAGAATATTGAAAATTTTAATTATATAGTTCCAAGTACGGTGGTTGACGAATTAGACAATCAAAAAGAATCTACTAGTCCCAAAAGAGCATTTATTGGTCGTAATGGTTTAAGAACATTAGAAAAATTAGAAAATCATATTTCTTATATCATTTCAGATAAATGTAGTAATTTGCCTGAAGACTTTGATTACAATAATAACGACAATAAGATTATCTCGTGTGCTAAAAACAACAACTCATACATTGCTACTAGAGACAGAGGACTTAAATTAAAGGCTCAGTCTATTGGAATTAAATGCGTAGAGGTAAATGATTCTGAAAACAGAATAACAAAAGGTTATAAGGTATTAGAGCTTGACACTAGACGTGACGATGATTCTGATACATTGGCATCTATATATGAAGGAACGTTCGATTTATTTGATATGTTCGAAAACGAGTACTTAATAATTAAAGATTTGAGTTATCCAGACTATAATATCACAGATAGTGATGAGGAATTCCTAGGGTATAAAACAATTGATATAGTTAGATATTCAAAAGGTAAATTTGTGCAAATTAAATTGCCACCTAAAAAGATAATCACACCTATGAATGATTTACAAAAATGTGCACTAGATTTATTAAATAATGATTCCGTGCCAGTAAAAATTATAGCAGGTGGATTTGGTAGTGGTAAAACTATGCTATCTACAGTTATGAGTATTTACAAAACAGTAGAAAAAGGTGAATACGCGTATATTATGGCATTGAGAAATCCTTTAGTAGAAGGTGAACAAATAGGATTTTTGCCTGGAACAAAAGCAGATAAGACCGATGGATTCTTTGCGCCATTTATTCAACATTTAAAAGGCGGAGAATTTGAGGCTGATGATTTAGAACGTCGTGGGGTATTGAAGAAAGAAATACTTGGATATATTAAAGGTCTTAGTATAGGACAAACATTCATTATCGTGGACGAAGCCGAGGATTTAACTTTAAAACAATTAAAAATGTGCGGCTCTAGGATTGAAGCAGACAGTGCAATTTGTTTTATAGGTGATTATAAGCAAACTCATGATAAGCTACTATATTCGAGTGGATTATTAGAATTAATAGAGAAAACTAAACACAGTGAATTTTCTGGCGTAATAGTATTAGAAGAAGACCTAAGAAGTTCTGCTAGTAAATTATTTGCTGATATATAATTTGAAAGGAAATGAACTATGAAAGAAAGAACTAATATATTAAGCTATAAACAAAAAGGCGAACTTATCGCAAGCGCAAATAAAGTTATTGAGACTGTGAAAAAAGAAGAACATGACTTTACGAATTTAGACAAGTTTATTGAAGACGTAGAAAAGTTTTGTGCTGAAAATATGAATAAAACAATTGATGTGAATTTCACCATCAAATGCGTAGAATAGAGGTGTGAGTTTTGAATGAAAACACTGCTAAAAATAGAAACGAAACTTGGGATGATTATGTTTGGCGAATGATGGAAGAGCGTTCTGAAAACTCAATAGAGTATGACGAGCTTTATGAAATATTATTCAATGAGCAGATAAGTATAACTGAAGCTAGAAAAAGATTATATGGAGTAAAACAATCAATTATAGCAAGAAGAGACAATGATGGTTCTTTGCCAGATAATTATTTAGAGAAAGAAACTTTTGAACTAAAAGCAGACGGTTCGCACGAGTTGGTTAAATTCATAACGGCATGTGAAGAAGATATGAAATCACCAGACAGAATAATGGAGATATTAGGATATGATTATCTGGAATGGGAATTAGTTTCATCTCGTCATAATAGATGGAATGTTTATTCTAAAGCCGATGGGAAACAGTTGCTTTATTCGTTAAGAGCTGTTGTAAAGCCAAGACATGTTCAGATATCTTCTGAAAAGATAACAGAAATAATAAATTCTCTTGAAATTAAATCTAAATCATTGAAGAATTATAATTATTCAGAAGGAGATTTTATGCTTGAAATTCCTATGATGGATGTTCACTTTAATAAAGTTTCTGATAAGCGCATCACGGGTTTTCATAGTGATTCCGAAACAATAAAAACTGAATTTCTATCAGTGGTTAAATACTTCCTAGAAAAAGCTAAAGGTAAAAATATAGAAAAGATTATTTTCCCAATTGGTCAAGATTATTTCAATTCCGAGGCTGGTAACATGACTACGGCTGGGACACCACAAGACAATGATTTACCACCTGATTTAATGTTTGAAAAAGGCACTGATTTATTGTTTCAGGCAATTGAAATGTGTAGAAAAATAGCACCTGTATTTATACCATTTGTAAAAGGAAATCACGATACTAATATAGCTTATTATGCGTGTAGTTCTCTGAACAGAATGTATAAATATTCTAATGTAGAAGGTGTTGAATTTGACATACTTCCAAAGAGAAAATATATAGAATATGGGAATTGCTTAATAGGATATACTCATGGAAATAAAGAGCGTACTCGTATTGAAAAGGAAAATATCATGCAAAACGAAGCCAAAGAGGCTTGGGGAAGAACTTTCTTTAGAGAATGGCACGTTGGACATGAACATCACGAAGAAGTAAAAGAGCTTGGTGGAATAAAATATAGAAAAATAAATTCTATAACAGCGAACGATAATTGGCATTACGAAAGTGGGTATGTTGGAGCTTTGAGAATGGCTCAAGCATTCCTATGGCATAAGAATATGGGGTTATTAGATATTTATAATTGCCCTATAATTGATATTGAATCATAACGTATAAAAAATAGATGAACGTGACTGCTCAGGTGGCTTCTACTAAAGTGAAGATGTTGGCGAGTGGTCACTGTTTTAATTAGTTGAGGTATGGTGAATGCTTGGTTCGATTCCTTGTGACCTTATTATTATATTATGAAAAATTAAATTTGAAAGATGGTGAAATAAATGGCTAGAACCAAAAAAACTGAAGATGGCATAAAATATGAACAAAAATGCCCAACTTGCGGAAGGATGTTGTCCACTAAAAAAAGTTCTGGTAATTTCTATTTAACACACTCTCCTATATATAAATATAATTTCGACGACAATGGGAGTAATATACATATTGTATGTAGAGATTGTATGAACGAGAGATTTGAAGCTAATTATAAAGTAGTTGAAAATGTATACCAAGCAGTAGTTCTAACGTGTATGAAGTATGATATTCCATTCGACGATGCACAATACGAAGCCATGCTAAGACAGGTTGGGGCTTCTGGCAAAACAAGTTATTTTAAAACATATATGCAAAAATTAAACTCTTTTGGATATCAAAATGGTTGCGATAATGAATTTTCACCAGAAATGATTGTAGAAAAGGGATTAGTAGAAGAAGATGAAGTCGAAGAAAAAGAGTATAATATAGAAAAACCAGTACAAAAAATAGTTAAACTATCCGACGAAGCCTTATTGGCAAAAAATGATGTCATAGGAATGTTGGGACACGACTGCTTTATAGGTTATGATTTATTAGACCAAGAAACATTGTATCCAGAATTGTTAAACTATTTAGATGAAGATACATTGGAAGATAATTTCAAATTATCACAAGTTATGCAAATAGTTGTAAATAATAACCAGATAAAAAGAATAGATTTACAAATAAATAGATTAATTGGCGACCTATCAATGAATCATGGAGACGTAAAGTCATTATCGGATACAAAGTCAAAAATAGTTGCATCTACTGATAAAATAGCAAAAGAAAATAGTATATCTGTTAAAAATAGGTCTGACAAGAGGTCGGGGCGTTCGACTTTAACTTATAAAATGAAAGAGTTGAGGGAGCTTAATTTCAGAGAAGCAGAAGCAAATTATTACGACCAAATGAAAGCAATTGGAATGCAAAGGGTTTCTGATATAAGTGCAAAATCTATATGGGAACAGCTTCAATTCGACGAAAATGATTATACAGTCATGATAAAAGAGCAAAAAGATTTAATAGCTCAATTATATAAACAACTAGATGAGCTTAAAGAAGAAGTTAGAAAAATTCATGCTGGAGAAATTGCTGTAAAGGGTGAATTTAATGGTTAAAAAGACAAAGACTATAAGTACAAGGAAAAGAGATGTATATAAATTAGATGCAAAGTCAATAGCTTACTATAGGAGAAACCCAGTCATAGCGTGTGAGGATTTACTAGGTATAAAGCTTATGGATTCTCAAAAGTGGGTTTTGCAAGAATCTTGGAATAGACCATTTGTTTGTATAGCCGCATCTCGTAACTATGGTAAAAGTTTTTTAGGTGCTATAATGATGATATTAAGAGCTATGTTGTATGAAAATCAAAAGATATACATAGTTTCGTCAGTTGGTTCGCAATCTCAAGAAACATTTAACAAAATAGAAGAAATAATACTAAGACGAGGCAAAACATCTGATTCAATACCAAGTCTTAAAGATATAGCAATGATGGAAACAGTTAAATCGCCTGCTTGTAAAACTGGATTTAGTCACGCGCAAACAGGATTTCATGTTGGATTTTATAATGGAAGTGAAATATTCACTCTGAATGGTAAAAGCGATAATAACCGTTCTCGAAGAGCCACAATGGTATTTTTTGATTAAGCTTAGTCGTCCTATATGGTAACATAGAGGATTATTAGACCTTTATATGCTGGAAACCCCTAAAGCCATAAAGCCTAAACAGTATCTAGAAATAGAAAGCTGAATGGTGCGAGAGCAGAAAAAAGTTTATGGATATTTAAGAGTTGAAAATACACTTGATGTCACAATGGGCAATCAGCAGAGAAACGCTTTTAATATGGCGGACTCTCAACGACTACAATAGGTCTATCCAATTTTGGATAAAGGTATAGTCTAAACCCTTAAAATATAACGAAAGTTAGGGTATAACGTGGAAGCTGGCTTTTCAAGTAATGAATTAATAACTACAGCGGAAGCTTTTACAACTCAATCTTCTGACTTTAAATTGTCAACTGAAGATAGTTATAATCACAAAGGAGAATATTTAAAGCCACCAAACCAATTGGTTTATGCGTCATCGGCATCACATGTGGACAGTATATTCTATCAAAAATATAGAAACTTTTCAAAGAGAATGATATTGGGAGACAGAGATTATTTCTGTGCCGACATACCATGTTTGGTTCCAATTAGTCCAATGGTTGACGGAGTACCTGCTCCACCATTACTTACTCAATCTAAGGTTGATGCGGCTATGAGTGCAGATAGGATAAGGGCAGAGAGGGAATATTACAACAAGTTCCTAAGCGACTCTTCGTATGGACAAATTGTTAAGTGGGCACAGATAAGAAGAAATGAAACATTTGATTTACCAGAATTTTATAACGATGGTAAAAGCAAATATGCTATAGCGTTTGATGCGGCTAGAGCTGGAGATAACTCGATTGTGAGTGTAATGAAAATAAGTCATTCTGAGGACATAGGCTATTATGGCGAAATCGTCAATTGCACGAACCTGATAGATATTGGAAATAAAAGGCAATACAATATGACCACTCCAGAACAAGTAAAGTTTATAAAGCAAACAATTTTAGATTACAACGGAAACGCACCTGATTATCAAAATATAGGTGCATTTTTAATGGACTCTGGAGCTGGTGGTGGAGCATTTGCTCATGCCGACTATTTACTTGAGGATTGGAATGATAAGCAAGGGCGTAAACACAAAGGATTTCTTGATGCAACTTATGATGTATACGAAGGTTATGAAAAGAAATATCCAAATGCTTCTAACATACTAAGATTAATTTCTCCCAAAAAATACAGAACTCAAATGGTTGATGAGTTTGTAGAGTTAATGGGGCTAGACTTAATAAAATTCAGCAGAGAATATAACGGAACTGGATATTTGAACATAACAGAAGAAAATGGACAAATAACCAAAAAGCCGTTAAGTATGGAAGAAGAAATTGCTTTGACCAATATTGATATCATGAAAACAGAAATTACATCAATAGTAAAATATCAAAATCCAGAAGGAACGAACAAAAAGTATGCATTGTCTAAAGAAAGAGAGTCTACTATGCACGATGATAGATTCTATACTATAATACTTTTGGCTCACTATTTATTTGAGTTAAGACGTTCGGATATAGCAAATAAAACAATAGCTGAGTCGGGATATGACTTTGTATTTAGTTAGGAGGTGATTGAGTGCAAGTACGCGAAATAGAAGAAAATGTTTATGAAGTTGTGGATATAACAAAGAATATAAATGCAACTTATGAATCTGGTAGCATTAGTGGAAAAGGTTCACGTAAATATAAAACAGACATTTTAACGGAAATAGAAGGATACTTAGAAAAGAAAAACGTAGTTGACGATATTATATCCGATTCTATGGGAGAAAAGAAACAAGAAGTATTCGCGTTGTCGGATGTTGTGTCTGGTTGGGGCACTAATACTGATTATGAAGTTGCTGATATTAATGATATTTACAAGTGGCAATTAGACCCAGTTAAATACAACAAAAACATTAGGAATTTGTCTCTTTATTGGTATTCACAAAAAGGAGTTCTTTCTGAAGTGTGCGACTTATATAAAACACTTCCTACTTTAGATTCAAGTATATCTTGTTCAAATAAAGATTATAGCAACTATGATTCTGATATGAAAAGTATTTATAAGTTCGATTCAAGGATAACTAAAAATCAAATTAGAGAAATGCTTTTAGAATGTGCAATTATGGGTACTCTGATTACATATCGAAGGGGAACTATTGCCACGCCATACATTCAAATACTGGACTTGGATTATTATTATCCAGCTAGAATTAAGAATGGTCGGTGGGAAGTTGAATGCGACCTTATGAAATTTGCTGACGGAACTGCTCAACAAAAATCATTTAGGTCTAAACCACAAGATATGAATATACGTGATTTTGAAAGCGTAACCGCAAAACCAGAATTAAATAGTCAACCACAAGAGGTTATAGATGCGTTTAATGCGTGGAAAGATTCCCGTGGATTAAAACAGAATAACATATATCAATTATCAATGTCAAAAACTGGAGTTGTAAAAAATAAATCTAGACAAAGAGAAAGATATGGAAGGCCAGTTGGTATTGCGGCTTTTGAGGATTTATTACATAAAGACTTGCTAAAGCTTGCCGAAAGAGCGGTTGTTGACAAAGTAATTCAAACACTACTCGTAGTTAGACTCGGGGAAGGTGGAACGGATGGGTATGTTCCATCTACAGAACAAGCTGGAAAAGTTTATAATAGCATTAAGGCTGTATTGAACGAAGAAACAAAAGATTCTCAGAATAAATTAGTCGGTATACCATATTGGGCTACAATAGAGGCTTTAAAAGTAGACCTTGGTATTTTTGAAAACAATAAATATGAACAAATTGACCAAGATATATTAGTGTCTCTTGGAGTTAGTGGAATCTTAAACGCTGGGCAAGGCAATAATTATAGCTCTGGCAAGATAAATGAAAATATATTTTATTCAAAAGTGTTTGATATTTTAGAACAAATTGCCGATGAGGTATTTAATGTTCAATTTAACCAAATAGTCCCAAATTCAGATATAAATTTTAAGAAAACATTTACAAGAACTGTTACTGTCGATAATGATACTAAGTTGCAAGTATTACAAACATTATTAGACAAGGGTGGCTCAATAAAGAGCGTATTGGATGAAGTTGGTGTTAACTTTGATGACTACATTAAACAGATTAAATATGAGGCTGAAGAAGTAAAAACTCATGATTTGTTAATTCCTTATCAAAGTACATATACAATGTCTGATGGTAGTGATACTGGAAGACCTACTGGGGATAACCCAGTAGATAACGAAGAGTCAAATAATTATCCAAGACCGTCTGAGGATAGGGGGTGAGTTGATTGAAAGAAAGACAACTTGTATTAAGTGCTGAAGTATTATCAATTAATGAAAATCCCCATCCAGATTATATTAATCTTGAGTTAGTGGTAATTTCAAACAAACGAAACCTAAATGGTGTAAAGTTTACAGAATCATTTATGGAACGAGCGGTTAACACAATCGTAGGGATGCCTTTACAGGTAGACAAAAAAGAATTGGAACGTGGAAATTATGACAGTTTAACTCACAAGTATGATGGCATGGCTTTAAATACTGATTCTATAGGTACGTTTACTAATTCTAGTATAGAAGAGATTGATGACGTTAAGGTTATTGTCGCAGTAGCTAGAGTTTGGAAGCGATATCCAAAAACAATTGAAGCCATAATGGAATTGCATAACGCGGGGTTATTACGTGCGTCGGTAGAAGCTACCGTTACGGATTTTGAGGATATTAGTGAAACTGAATATGATGCTTTTGATGGTAGAATTTTTGCTCACACAATCGTATCTAATCCAGCAGAAACTAGAGCTTCTTCAAGGCTATTGGTGGCGGAAGCATTTAATCATGATTTAGAACAAATCGAGGAGGAAAGACAAATGGACAAAGAACTACAAACATTACAGGAGAAAGTTGAAAAACTTACTGGAGAAATCACTTCTTTGAACGAGAAATTGAATAAAGAAAGCGAAGAAAAGGCTGACTTAACAAAAACAATCTCGGAAAAGGAAGAAAAGATTAATGAAATGGCTGAAGAAATTATTCAGTTGAGTGAAAAGTTAAAATCAGAAGAAGAAACTTATTTGGAAGCAGAGAAAGAATTAGCATCTGTAAAAGAAGAACTTTCTACTTACAAAGAAGCAGAATTAGAAGTAAAACGAACAGAACTCAAAGCTGTTGCTGAGAAGCATTTAGGCGAAGAATTATCTGAAGAGGTTTTAACTGCTATTGCTGAACTTCGTGAGAAAGATGTTAAAGTAGCAATTGCTGAGGCATTAATGGCAAAAGAAACTGAAACTATTACTTCAGAAGATGTTGTTATTGCATCAGAAGAAGAAAAAGTAAATAATGATAATATTTTCGAACTATAAGGAGGAATAATAATGGCTGGATATTTAAAAATAGGTGACAGAAACTACATTGGTACACTTGTATCTTCTAGTGATGGATTAGAGAATGGTGTTTTCGTAACAATGGATTATGCAAACGGTCAAGTAGACGTACCTGCTGATGATGCAACTGGTTTAGTTGGGTTTGTTCAAAATGAAATTGATTCCTTAAATCCACACGGTAAAGATGAGACTGATTTTTCTATCAACACTGATGATTACGCACGAGTTAGCGTAGCAACAGAAGGAAAAATGTATGTAACTGATAAAATCACTTCTACTTACGCTGGAATTTCTGTTGGCGACGAAATGGCAGTAGGTGCAAATGGGCAATTGGCATTAGTAGCAGATTTAACTGCCGCTGATTTAACTGGTTTCCATACTACCTTCATCGTTAAAGAAAAAGTTACACTTTACGGGAATGACGCAGTAATCGTAGTTACTAAAGTAAAATAATATAGATTATAAGGAGGAATAATAATGAATAGAAATAGCAAAGGTGTATTAGCATTAGCAAATGCTTATATGAAAAAAGACGTGGTTGCGGAAGACTTAAACCAAGCTTACGCTCAAATTTCTGAGTTGGCTAAAACTTCTACTAAAAAAGCTTCTCGTGAAGCTATGGCAGAATTAATCGGATACGTTGTTGATTCAGTTGTAAATCAAAATCTTTCATGGTTAGACTTGGTTGCAGACGTTAAGCGCGTTGGAGAAGGCGACAAGGCTGAATTTAAAATTAAATACGAAGGTATTTCTGCTAAAATTGCGGCTAAAGGTTCAACCCCAGAAATTAGCCAAATTAAATACAAAAGAGAAATCATCCCTACAGTAGAAGTTCAAGCTAGACCTTCTGTAAACTATCGAGAAATGGTTAATAACCCAGAAGAAATTATGACAGTTATTGACGACGCTGTAATTAAAATGGAAAACCAAATGGTAGCATATGTTCAAACAGTATTAAATGCGGCTTATGCGGCGTTATCTGCTCCTAACTATGCATCCGGTGCTGGTCTTGTTAAAACTACTTTAGACCCACAAGTATACACAATGGCTCGTTTCGGAAAACCTGCTATTATTGGAGATATCGAAGTTATTGCTGGATTAACAGCTTTGACTGGTTTTAATAGTAATGTTGCAGACGAATTATCTATTGAGCACAACAACAACGGTTTTATCGGTACTTATATTGGTGGAAACGTAGTTAAAATTAACAATCGTTATGCTGACGATTCTAGTTTAGATAACGCTAATCTTGTATTAGACTATGATAAATTATACATTGTCCCAGCTGGTGCAAGAGAAACGCGTCCTTTAAAAGTTGTATTTGAGGGTGGCGTTCGTGCTATGGAACAAACAAATGCAGAAGACGAGTCTTGGGAATTATTCTTACGCATGGACTTTGGTGTAGGCGTAATTGGAATCCAAAAACTTATGGCTGTTTACGAAAACACAAGTCTTTAATAAATAAAAGTGGGGTAATTAAGTTTGCCCCACTATAATAATTTTGAATTTAATTATGAAAGGAAGATTATATAATGATTGTATTAGTTAATCCTAGTAAAAAAGTAACATATGGTTTCGTAAATAAATATGGCAAAGACGTAGTAGTGAAACCTGGCAAAGAGGTAATTGTTGAAGAAGCAGATATCATCAACTTACATGCTACTAGCAAAACTTTTTCAAAAGGATATTTGAAGTTTAAAAATATTACAGATTTACCAGAAAATGTTAGAAGTTTATTTGTCAATGAAGAAGATGTTTTTGAAATAAAAGAAGAAGAAATTACGTCAAAAGTTAAAGGTAGAATTGGCGAATTTAACGAATTTATGAAACAAGTAGAAGAAAGAAATAATCAAAATGAAAAAAGAGCGGTCTTTGAGATTGCTAAATCCATTGAAGATTTAAACATGAAAAAGGCTAGAAAAATCGAAGAAGTTACAGGGTTTGATTTTAAGCTAGAAGAAACAATTAATACAGAAGACAAATAACTAGGAGGTGAATGACATAATGGCTACCTCGTTTTCGGATATTTACGATATAGTTATTAGTATTTTTTCTGATAATAAAATAGCAGAACTTGCACCAGAAAATCAAAAATTTCTGTTCGATAATTGGTTGTTAGTTTCAGTATCTAGCGATGCAAAAGAGGTTGCTAGTCAGAAGCCAAATGTATTAAATATAGATTTTGTTGCAGAGACGCTTGGGGATGATTTGACATATGAAGAGAAATCGGTTATAGCCAAGGCTATGGCTTTAAGGTGGGCTACTTATGTTACGAATGATAGAAGTAAGCTAACTAATCATTTTAAAGATAGAGACTTTTCTACATTTAACCCTTCGTCTATGTTGTCGCAACTAAAACAATTAAAAGAAGCCTTAAAAATTGATTTAAAAGAATCTAGAGAAAGGTACGATTTTGACAATTGGGGTGATTGGTAATGGCTTATGATTATTCAAAATTTTCAACATTATCAAACGCTAACGACAGTTCAATATTAGAAGATGCTCAAGAGGCTTTTAATGAATATTTTAAATATGCTCCAAATAAAAAAACCACAGGTACAATTGATGGCGTAGTTTATCCTTTTGTTCTACAACATAAAAGATATGGAAACAATAAAGACAATATAGATTACATAATCACAGAAAAGGAAACCCCACTGGAAATAGGTAGTTATGTTGAATATGAATCTACAACTTGGCTGGTTATAAATAAAGATAAACGAACAATAGATACACATATCAACGGTGTTTCTTACGAGTGTAATGATTTTATCAGATGGTATGATTCGGATGGCGTCTATAGAGAATTTCCCGTGTATCTAAACCAAAAAAGTGTAAGAATTGACGAAGACAACTATATGTTTTTAATGGACGGTACCAGAGAATGTTATGTGCAATTAAATGAGCATACAGCTAAGATATTTGACGGTAAAGAATTTTTATTAGATTCAGTTAGCAAGAGAAATAAGTATAGAGTCATAAATCAAGAAACATTAAATAATGGGAATGCTTTGCTTATGACGTTTGAAAGATATCAAATAAATACCGATGTCGACAATATAGAATTGGGTATAGCGAACTATGCAAATAGACCTATATTTAATCTTACTATTTTAAACGACGACAGTGAATTTGTCATTGGTGATACGATTCAAATTAATTACAGCATATTAGATAAAGACAATCAGCAAGTTTCTAAAGATGTTGTATATGATGTTGGAATTCAAACAATTCTTAGTGAATTAGACTCTATGAATCTTGAAGATATGGATTTATTAACATTAGGGGAGCTTGGATATACATCTACAACAGAAGATGTTGTCTCAGTTGATGAAAATGGAATCGTTACCGCATTGACATATGGGATAGCTACTATACGGGTAAGTATGGCTGATAATGAAAATGTATACGACGAATTTCAATTGTTGGTTACGGCAACTCCTTTGAGCAACACATATATTGATGTTAATAATTCTACAGCTGAAATAATTAAGACACTTACAGAAACATACACATGGAATAAGTATGATAACGGAGTTTTATTGCCTTCTAATTTCACATTTGAAATTGACCCATCGTCTACGGCTAGTTCTAATGATTATGATTTTACTATTATCAATGGAAATTCATATTCTATTACTTGTATTAATGAGGGTAAGAAATTAGCTGTTAATATCTTAGAAGATGGCGGATTATCTAAACAAATAACATATGACTTAGTTGGATTTTGGTAAAGGGGGAATTAGATGAGTAATAATACTGACGGAAATTACCATTATTCCCTTGAAGGTGTAGACCGATTGCCTTCTGGTGTCATGGAATTATTAATAGACAATGACGAACTGTTTAGACTATTAAAATATAACGAAACACCATACGACCCATCTAAAACTATCACATTTAGTGATAAAAAAGCATTATTGAATCAAGATTTTGGGAATACAACTAGGCGTATTTACTTCACAGCGTTTAACGATTTCGTAATAGATTCAGAGGAAGTCCAATTGAGAATATATAATGCTGGTTTTAGACCTAGTAATAATGTCCTAGTGGCACAATATGTTGGGATAGATGTGGTATGTCATAATAAATTAATCACTATCAAAGACGAAGAAAACAGAGATAGTGATAGACTTGCTAAAATAATTCAAATAATACTAAAAGAAATAAATGGGAATGGTGTCAAAGGTGGAATTGGAGTCATGCAACCAATACCAAACCGAGAAGTGCCTTTATTGGCATTTAACGATAACTTCCAAGGATATCGCATGAAACTAGAAATAGCGAGTGATTAAAATGAAATTTGAATTTAATGAATATGAAAATGTATTTGGTCATCCGCAAATTTATAAAGGTGTCGAAATATACCCAATAGTTGTTAGAGATATGAAGGAGTTCAATAATTGTATTTCTGTTTTGACTGAGATGAAAAATTGGTCTGATGATATGGAAATAATTAAAATGTCTTACTTGACTTATCTATTTGCTAACTTGGATATAGAGTCAAAAATGTATGTGAGTGGTAAATTAAAAGAAAAGCCAAAGACAAAACGATTCCAAACTATTATGAGACTGTGCTTCGGAGAGGACGTTACCTATAAGTTTTCTATAGAAAAAAACAAGGTTAAAATTGAAATTAATGGAGAATTATTCTCTGGCAAACAATTTGATGAAGTTCGTAGTATTATATTCAAGCAAAATAGAATAAATCATGATGATTATATGTCGCAAGATTTCGCAAACGAGTTTGAAAGATTTTTAAAGTTGAAGCAAAAGAACCCACCAACTTTAGAGGAAATGATTGTCTCATATAGGGTGGCTATGAAGTTGCCGTATGAAGAAATTTATAACGTGACGATTTATCAACTATACGCTGATTTACAAAGATATCAATTATTGAAAAACTTTGAAGTGTATACTTATCCTATGCTTAAATCTGGCAAAGAACCAGACAATTGGATTAAACATGTGGTAACAGACCCGTATGAAGGAATGTTCTGCGGTGTAGATGATATAGCAAACAAAATAAAATAAGATAAAAGGAAGGTGCAAAAAACATGAGTAAAGAATTTATACTTACCGTTGGTACTGCTGAATTATACAAAGACGACACTTTGGTTTTAGTATCAGATACGGAAACAAGTAATACAATTACACAATCAGTTAACACACAAGAGATTAGAGCGGGAGAATTCGGGGCTTTACAATTAGAGTATTCCATGGAGAAAACAATTGAGGCCACGTTGAACGATGCTAGATGGATTCCAGAATTTGTAGCATTTAATAATGGTTCAGATTTTATTAATGAATTAGTAGACTCTTACGTTGAAGAAACCGTAACATTAACTGCTGATGCTGGTACATTAACAAAAGGCGCTCCTGTTGGAACTATTTTTGTGGTTAGAGAAAACGGTTCTATTCAAGAAATTACTCCGACTGGCAGTAACTTTACAGTGTCTGGGGCTGGGGATGAAGTTGTAGAAGTTAAGTATAGAACAAACAAATCTGTAGACAGACTACAAATAGAAACAGATAAATATGCTGGGACATTTAAACTTCTTATTAGAAATAAAATCTTTTCAAATGACAAAGGTCAAGGGTCTCCAATTGGTCAATTAATTACAGTAATTCCATTATGGAAAGTTACTGGAAATATGGAAATGACATTTGATATGTCTACTCCATTAACTTCAAGTATGTCTGGTAAAGCATTAGAATATAAAGACCCAGACAACGGCAAGAGTATCTATGCTGAATTAATTATCGACAAAACTTTAGACGCTCAATACGCAGATATCGTCAACTTGTTCGCTATTCCTGATTCAGTTGAACTTAGCGCTGGTGCAGGTGAAACGCAACAAATTACAACTTACGGTATCCGTGGAACTGGTCAAACTAATATCACAAATCCTGTAGGCGTAACATTTACTTCTGATAACGTGGCTGTAGCAACTGTTGATACTGACGGTTTAATCACTAGTGTAGGCGTAGGAGTAGCTACAATTACTTGTGAATTAGTTGTTGGCTCAAGCACTTATACTGATACTATTGACGTGGAAGTAGTAGCTTAATATTGATATACGCAGGGCATCATGAAAATGGTGCTTTGTATTATGTTAATATTTAATAAAGTATAAGGGGGTTCACTATGTTTAGTGAAAATAATGAATTGATAAGCTATCACGGTCAAGTAGCTAGTATAACCGATTACGTAATAGGATTTAAGAATTTATTTTAAAATATACTAGGGTGCTATAGTTGCTACAATCGTAGTTGATTTGTAGTGTCCTAATTTTTTAGTTGATATTGAAAGTGGTGACTAGAGTAGTGAATGAGGAAAGACAGAAAATTAAAAACTTAGACCAGGCAAATGCTTTTTTAAAAGCCATGGGTTTAAATATTATGGTTGGCAGAACTATTACAAATGTGTTTTATGTAGAATTTGATAAGGATGAAGAATTTTTAGAGATGCTTAAAAAATGGCAAAAGTATGAATTGTGAGGGGATTTTGAATGGCTGAAATAAAACAAAATATGCTACGAGAACGTGCGGCTAAATTACCAGAAGTAACTGATGATATGTGGGAAAAGGTTAATGAAGAAAACAAATGGGTATTTAATGAGTTCTTTGAATGTAGAACTGATTTATCACAACATAGTATTAAGCAGTATCGGTCTGGATTAAAGCAATTCTTTTGGTACGTAAAAGTTAGATGTGAAAATAAACCAATTTATAAAATAAAGAAACGCGAATTTACTAAGTACATGGGATTTTTAACAAATCATGGATTATCTAGTAGCGCATTAAGTTTTAAGAAGTCGGCAGTTTCTACGCTATGCAATTTTATAGAAAACACACTATCGGAAGATGATGAATTTAAACAGTATAAAAGCTTTAGAAATTTCACAAGAGGAACTACTAAAATACCGAAGAATCAAGTTTATGACAAAATACCTGTGTCGGCAGAAGAATACGAATTAATGATGGAAGTATTGACAGAGAAAGAAGACTACATGGGTATGGCTTATTTAGCTACGCTTTATCATGTGGGTGGACGACGTGGTGGAATCATGCAATTTAAAACTGAAATCCTAGATTATGATTATGAAACAGACAAAGAAGGAAATAAGTTAAATTATGTGTTTAGTCACTATGTTAGAGAAAAGGGTTTCGGCGAAGATGGTGCTCCTAAGAAATATATGATTAATGAAGAAGCACTTAAATATATAGCACTTTGGATTGAAAATCGCGGATACGACCATGAGTATATATTTACTGTAGGAAAAGCAGAACCACGACAGATTAGTTTAGGTTGGGGAGATGAATTTTGTACCAATATATTATCTCCGATAGTTTGTAGAAGAATTACACCACATATATTTAAGGCTAGTATCGTTACAAGAAAACTAGAAGAAGGACACGACTTAAAAGTTGTTAGTAAATATATAGCACAACACGCGGGGACGGAAGTTACTTCTAAATTTTATGATTTACGGTCAGACGAAGACGACAGAGACGCATTGTTTTAGGATAAAATATGGGTTTTAACGGAAATTAAAAACATTTTGAAAAGGAGAATTAATTATGAAAATTAAAGAAGAATTAATGTTAATTGAATCGGTTGTGGAAAATTGTGGGATTATAACTCATGTGGAGCCAATATTTAGACTGTTTATTATTAAAGATATAGTAGGATTAGATATATTCAATAAATATGGAGAAGACAAAGATGTTTTTGATATTTATGATGAATTAAATTTATCAAATTTAGACACAATATTAGAGACTTTGGATATATCAGAATATAGTAGATTATTGAATTTATGCTACAAGAGATATGAAGAACAACATAATCCAATAAATAATTTACAATTTAATGAAGAAACTTTAAACTTGTTAAAAGAATTTGGTGATAGATATGGCGATAATAAAGTCAGCGAAGAGACCAGCTAACAATTTTAATGAACTTTTTACACAAATAAAACATAGTACCGTTCCAATATTAGAAGAGCTCGCAGTTGAGGTTCAAAGATTATGGAAGGAATATATAGAAGAAAGATTTTATGATGCGTATGACCCGTGGGTATACCAGAGAGAATATGCTATATTAGAAGCAATAGTTAAGACAGACGTAGTTGTCATTGGAAATTTGGCGACTGTATCTGTCTTTATTGATATGGGGGTAATGAATAATTATCATCCAAATAGGCAAAGTGATTGGCAAGGTAGACAAGTAGTAGAAATGATAGAAAAAACAGGTATGACTTTGAAAAATGGAGTCATAAGAGCCCCTGCATATGCATATGAATCAATTGTTGAGTGGTTGAGGAAGGATTATGAAAAATTCCTAAAGTCAAGGCTCAACCTTTAATAGATTATCGGAGGTGAGTTAATTGGCAGAAGAATTTAGAGTCACCATGACGGCGGATTTGAATGAGTCGAAGACCGTCGCACAAGTCAACAAAAGTTTAGCAAATATAGGTAAAAATTTAAAATTGCCAGTTGGTGATTTAAAAGATGTAAAAACAACATTTACACAACTAGACGGAGAAGTCAAAAAGGTTAATAAATCAATATTAACTTTCAGAG